AAAATGCTAGATTATCATTAACTTTCTGGCCGTGGGGCAATAGTTTTTTACTCTATAATGTTAAAATGTGGGTTTTAACAGATAAGTACAATCCTAATAATGGAACTCGTAATGATATACAAGATTCTGCTAGCGGTCTTGGTGCAAATGGAACTTTATTTTTTCAAGACGCTAATACTACTCAAGGAATGACTAGAGGAATTGCTGATATGATGTTACCTATAAACTTAGATAGATTTAGAATTTATAAATCTAAAACCTTTAAGTTAGGTACAGCTGGTGGACCAGCCGGTATAGTTACTGGGTATGGAAATAATGATTTTCCATTACAGAAGAAGTTAACTATAAGCCTAAATAAGTATCTACCTAAAGTGGTTACTTATCCAGATAGTACTTTACAAACTAATTTCAATAAAAAGGTGTTTATTGTTTTTCAAATATGTACTTTTAATGATGAAGTATTAGAAAATAACATTGGTTATATTGGTTATCAAAGAGTAATTGATTTTAAGTATGAAGATTTGTAAATTAAATTAAATTTCATTAACTAATTCTTCAATGTCCATTGCTTGGTAATTAGCAAATGGATTAAATGCATGTTTTTCAAACTTAATGCATTTGAACCTTCTACAGATAGGTTCTAGGTCTTTCTCATTTTCCCAGATGTCTCCAGGATGATAGTTAGAAGTAACTATGATCTTCTTTGGACGAATGTCACTTTTTCCGCCTTTAAATTCCATAGGGAAAACGTACCTGTCAGCCCAGATCTTTAGATGATGGACTAGACACTTGTGATCTTTGTCAAAATCTTCAATGATCACTACATCTTCATTGGTGTACCCGTCCCACCACTTGTTGCACATCTTTAAATAAGCACCAGGATTCTCCTGTCTTGCTCTTAAAGACTTGCCAGTACCAGCACCTCCATAATACCATTCATGTGGGAGCTCTTCACCTTGAATATTTTCAAGGACTCTCAGTTGTTGTGCTTCTTTTTGAACACGATACTCACAAGCACGAATATGATGAGTAGCTTCCATAGGTATATCTGTATATCTACCGTCTCTAATGCATTCCATAGTTTCAGTCATGATAGCTATGAAAGCGTCACCTTTATCTTTAGGATCCATGGGTAATGTACCCCATTCAAAAAAATCATTTTCTTTCTTGCAATATGTGGAAGCTTGTTCGAAGGTACCACGTTTAATCTCGAAATGTGCAGTAGGGAAGAAATCTTTAAGTTGTTTCATAGATTTCTTATTAGAGAAACAAATAAAACCTTGGAGGTGTGGAGTTCCATTCTCCCCCACCTCTTTACCGACAATAATATAAACACAATCTTTTCCTATCCAGGGCATAGCCCAAGATTGATGTTCATCTTCGTCAGTGTAGTTATTAACAGTGAAACAGTAATTACGAGAACGTAGGTCGGCCATTTTGTTTGCTTTATTCAAAGCTATTTAATTGTGATTTAACATTGTAATTTAATGAGAGAGCTCAAAGCCACACATTAATTAGTGGTGAAAATTAGTATCTTGAAGAGACATCCCACAACCGGGATTACCACCACCAAACTCGAGCCCTCCCTTGATTTGCATCCAATCAGAGTTCGCGGACAGGTCCGGGCGAAGCCCTAGACCGCTTACGCACGCCTGCATGCGAAGCATGCGTAACGCCAATGACACATTATAATTTTGGCCTCGGGGGTAAGGTTCAGTATTACCCTTACCCCTAGAGGTCAAGGTCAAAAATCCTAAAAATATTTAGTCTACTAAATCATAATCAAATGCCGAGATTTAGAAAGAATGTTAAGCGTTTTCGCAAAGCTAAGAAAGTGTTTCGTAAGAAGAGAATGCCAGCCAAGGCTGTCCGTAAGATCGTACGTCGTGAGATCTCTCGTTTGGCTGAAGATAAGACTGTTAGAATTAATTCTAAATTGGTCTTATATAATGACCCGCTCAGTGCGTCATGGAGAGATAACAATATATTTGATGTTTCATCAATTTATGGTGGAATCGGTCAAGGCACAGGACAGGGCCAGAGAATAGGAAATAAGATTAGAATTAAAAATGCTAGATTATCATTAACTTTCTGGCCGTGGGGCAATAGTTTTTTACTCTATAATGTTAAAATGTGGGTTTTAACAGATAAGTACAATCCTAATAATGGAACTCGTAATGATATACA